GGTGATCTTATAATCAATATTGGTATAGATGAAGAGTCTTCAGTTTGGGATAGGCATTGGTTTGATGCTGTTACTGAAGATACTGATACTGGTGAATATTCGAAAATTATTCAATTTGAAAATGTAATTATTACTGATTATAATGAATCAAGTACAAATAAAGTACTTTTAATTAATGATGTTAGTGATCAATTTAATGGTATTACAACTTCTGTTGGTGGAGATGTTGTTGGGTTAAGTACATTTAGTATTGATACAACTATTGGTGGAACAAGACGTTCTCTCTTTAGCCATACTTTTAACCCAAATACAGTTATTGGAACTGCTAATTCTGAGAAACATTCTTTCAATATACCAGAGCATCAATTTAATACTGGAGAAGAATTAACATATATTCCTAGAGGTAAAATTACAGGATTTAATGTAGATACTGCTTATAGTAATAGTAGAGAAAGTGCAAATTATTTACAAATAGAAGCAATAGGAAATACTGGTATCGGTACTGGTGCGAAATTTAGTATGAATCCTAATATAGGTGGAACAATTAATATAGTATATTCTGCTAATACTGGTTCTGGTTATAGAGTTGGTGATGTATTAACATTTACAGATGCTCAAATTAATGGTGGTTTAGGACAACCTGATATTGAAATTACAGTTACTGGAACTAGTGGTGATATTGTTATTGAAGAGGCTAATGTTGGAGGTGCAGCAACAACTATATTACCTTCAACAGTATATGCTATAAAAGATGGTGATAATGATTTTAGAGTTGCATCTACTTATAATAATTCTTTTGCTGGTATCGGATTAACATTTACAACTCTTGATGGTTCTGTTCCTGCATATGGATCTGATGCTAATGGGGATCACATTATACACACTAAATCTGAAGCAGCATCCATTAGAACTCTAATTAGTATTGATAATGTTATTCAGAGTCCATTAGCAAATAATCCAATCTCATTATCTCTAACTTGTCCTGTAGGTGTAAATTCTTCTATTCTTTATGTTAATGATGCATCCAAGATATCAGGAAAATCAATATTAAAAATTAACAATGAATTACTAAGAGTTAATACTGTTGGTATTGGGTCTACAACTGCATTGAATGTTACTAGGGGTACAATGGGAACCCAAATAGGTTCACATAGCATTGGAGCAGGTATAACGGTTCAATCTGGTGATTATAGAATAGATAAAGGATCTTTACATTTCAATAGTGCTCCATATGGACCATCTGGGACATTCAATACTAAATCTACTTTCCACGGACGAGTATTTTATAGAATAGATTATAGTAATAATTATAATTTTGATGATATTTCTGAGTCATTTAATGGTACTACAGATGAATTTACTTTACGTCAAAATGGAGTAAAATTACCAGTTGGTATAAATTCATTCTTTGGTGTCGTTCTTCTTAATAATATATTCCAAAAGCCATATCATGGTGATATTGGAAGTGAAAGTGTAACTGATTATAATGTAGGAACTGGTGTAACTATTAGTTTTACAGGAACTGCAGCAAATAAAGATTTACCAAGAGGTGGAATTATTAATGAGTTTTCTGTATCTGAAGGTGTTGGTTACCAAAGACCAACTGTTGCTCTTGCAAATCCTGTAATTGGAGCAGGTGGAACTATAGCATCTGTTGGAATTATAACTGCTGGATTTGGTTATATAAGTTCTCCACATGTTTCTATTGGTGTAACTTATAAACATTATGAACATCAATTTATTGATGCAGAACCAGATGCGGTTGAAGATAATACAACTGCAAAACATACACCAACTTATGCGGAATATAATTCATCTACTGGTCGTTTAATATTAACTATTCCAAATCATGGTCTTGAAACAACAAATAAAATTAAATTTGTAGATGAAAGTTTAAAATTCACATGTTCTAGAGATGCTTTCCAGACTGTTAAAAGATATCCAAGAGATACTGATCCTGTGGTTGGAATTCTAACTGCTATTCTTAGTAAGACTACTAATACTGTTGAGGTTTATATTGGGACTGGGGCAGGAACTGGAGCAAAATTCAATGCTGTTATTGGAACAGCTGGATCCATTACAAGTATTGTGGTAACTAATCCTGGAACTGGATATACAACTTCAGATTATCCTATTATCACTATTGATCCTCCAGCACCTTACAAAAATATACCTTTAGTAGGTGGAAGTGGATCTGGAGCAACCATTGATGTTGTTGTTGGAACTGGAGGCAGTATAATTGATTTTGATATTAGTAATCGTGGAACTGGTTATGAAGTTGATGAAACTCTAGAATTATCTGGACTTCCTGTACAACCTGGTATTACTACAGCACCATTTAAAATAAAAATAAAAAATGAGTATAAGGATAAGTTTTCTGGTTGGAATTTTGGAAGACTATTTGAGATGGATGATTTTAGTTACCTCTTTAATGGATATAGAAAATCATTCTTAATAACTAGAACAACTGGTGGATCAAGAGAATTCTATAGTATTTCCAAAAAAGAAGGAAGTAATATCATCTTAGCAAATAATCTTTTATTATTCCTAAATGATGTATTACAATTACCTGGTGAGGACTATTCCTTTGAAGGTGGTACAAAAGTTACTTTCACAGAAGCACCAAAACCAGAAAGTAAATTTAAATTCTATATGTACACTGGTTCGGATAATGATGTTGATTTTGTTGATGTAGATGAAACAGTTAAAGTTGGTGATATGTTGACTATACAAACTGGTATTACTACTGTTGGTTTAGATACATTTGAAGGATCGGGTTATATGAATAGACCTAACAATCCAATTCCTGGCCCTCAAGATTCTAGAACAGTTTTTGAATTGACTGCATCAGATACTGTAACTACTGATAATTATTTTGGGGAAGGTATTACTACTGATAACGATATTGAGAGACCAGTAATATGGACTAAACAGAGAACAGATAAAGTTATAGATGGTTTAACTGTTTCTAAGTCAAGAGGTTATTTGTCATCTCAAATATATCCAGCAACAAATGTTTTGAAAAATATTTTAGATAGCGATACTAAGATATGGGTTGAAGATGCTTATAACTTTGATAGAGTGGATGGTATGGAACAAGCATTGAATGATGTTACTATTGTTGGTATACCAACTGTTGGTATTGGTACAACTTCTAAAGTTGAAAAAATAGAGGATGTTACTTATACTGGTGATTATGGTACTATTATTGATATTGAAACTGAAACAAGTCCAAATCGTGTCTTATTTACATTAAGACCAAATTCAAATATACAAAGTCCAGCACCAGGAACAGGACAAGTAACTAGACCTGGAATAACAACTGGTGATTACTTTGTAATTAGAAATACTATGATAGGTAACATTACTGGTGGAACTCAATCATTGGATAATTCAAATAATACAGTTTCTATTGGAAATAGTTTTATAGATAACATTTATTATGCTAGTACTTGGGTTTCTAGTGGAACAACAGCTATCACAGTGACATGTAAGGTTGATTCTTTGACTGGTATTAATACAAATGGACTATTAAATGTTCCAAGTAAATATTCTGCTTTACCAAAATATGGTACATATAGTTGGGGAACAATAAATTGTTCTGCAAGACCAACATCTAGTGCATTAGGTTTTAATACAACTTCTGTTGGACTTCAAACTTCTCCGCAAGTAATTAGGGCAATTCAAATGAAATTGCTTACTAGTGATCCAAGAAATTAGTAAATATATTATATTGGTATAAATAATCAAAAAAAGACAGCAATGCCAGCAATAATCACTGACCAGTTTAGAATATTGAATGCCGAGACTTTTGTTAAAAGTTTTGTTGGCATTGGTACAACTGGAAATAATAATTTTTATACATTTTTAGCTCACCCAGATCCACAATTTACTGGTGTGGCAAATTATGGAACTATAAATTGGAATACAACTCCACCAGATCCTAGAGATTCCTTTCAACAAGAAAGTGTCTATTGGGATAGTATGTTATTTTTGAAAAAGGTTCAACAAAGTGATGTTACTAGAGTTATTCCAAGAATAGATTGGAAAGCTGGTACAACTTATGAAATGTATAGGGCTAGTTATGATGGTGATGATTTATCTCCAATTTCTGGATCAACTACGTTATATGGATCAAATTTTTATGTAATGAATTCTGAATTTAGAGTTTATGTGTGTATCAATAATGGTGCTAATCCAAATTCTAACGGTGAAAAATCTCTGTATGAACCAAAATTTATAGATGAACAAACTCCTCAAGCAGCTGGTGATGATGGATATCTTTGGAAGTATATGTTTACTATATCTCCTTCTGATATAGTAAAATTTGCTACAGCAAAATATATACCTCTACCAAAAACATGGGGTGATAATACAACTGCTATTATTAAAAGTGCTGCGGTACCTGGAAAACTGGAAACTATAGTTATTAAGAATTTTGGAAATAATTATGCTGTCGATGGAAATAATGATAAAACTATTTCAGATATATCAATTGATGGTGATGGAACTGGTGCTTTGTGTGAGGTTGGACTTAATGGTGGTAAAATATCAAGTGTGAGCGTTACTAACGGTGGTAGTGGATATACTTGGGCAAGATTGAGATTTGTAAAGAATAGGAGTGGTACTGTAGAAACAGGAGGTGGTCAAGGTACTGGTTCTGTAACTGCTGGTTCTGGTGCAGAATTTGAAGTAATTATTCCTCCTCCAGGTGGACATGGTGCTGATGTTTATAAAGAACTTGGTGGTTATAGAGTAATGGTTTACTCTAAGTATGAAAATAACGTTGATGATAAGGCAGATTATATCACTGATAATTCATTTTCTAGGGTTGGTATTGTCAGAAATCCTCTTAGATACGATAGCACTGAGTTACTAAATAGTACGACTGCAACTGCACTTGGTGCATTAAAATTAACTGGTGTTGGTGTTAGTGAAGCTATTTTTACTAATAACACTAAAATTACACAAACAGTTGGTTTAGGACAAACTGCAGTTGCACATGTTGCATCTTGGGATAAGAATACATCAGTGTTAAAATATTATCAACCTGTTGGTTATTCAACACTATCTGCGTATTCTTATGATTTGCATGAATTCATTTCTAGCGATGAAAGTTCTGCAACAATAGAAGGTGGAAGTATATCCAATGCATTGAAAACTGATGTTGATTTTAGTAGTGATGCTATAACAATTAACAATAAAGTAGTTAATTTGGGACAATCATTTACTGGTGGTGTTGCTCCCCCAGATGTGAAAAAATACTCAGGTGAAATTATATACATTGATAATCGAGCAGCAATAACAAGATCCGATTCTCAAAAGGAAGAAGTCAAAATTGTAGTAGAGTTCTAAAAAATGTCACAAAATACCAATTTAAACGTTTCCCCATACTTTGACGATTTTAACGAATCTAGAAACTATAATAAAGTACTATTCAAACCTGGATATCCAATTCAGGCTAGGGAATTAACAACTCTACAATCAATTCTTCAAAATCAAGTAGAAAGATTTGGTGAACATTTCTTTAAGGAAGGTTCAATTGTTGTTCCTGGTGGAACTTTTTATGATGATAGTTATTTTGCTGTAAGAATTAGTCCATTTTTCTTGAATATTGCAGTAAGTAACTATACTTCAGTTTTGGCTGATAAGAAAATAGAAATAGAAGGTGAACTTTCTGGTGTAAGAGCAACTGTAGTTAATAGAATTTTATCTACTGAATCTGTTGATGGATATGATACTTTATATGTAAAGTATACTAAATCTGGAAGAGATGGAATAACTAGAACATTCCAAGATGGAGAAAATTTAATTACTCTATCTGATGTTGATTATTCTTCTATAATTATTGAAGCAAATAATCAGATCGCTACATGTATTGTATCTGAGTCAACAAAAGTTGGATCTTCCTTTTCTGTAAATGAAGGTGTATATTTTATTCGTGGACATTTTGTTAAAGTTCCATCTTCAACAGTAGTACTGGATCAATATTCTAATACTCCAAGTTACAAAATAGGTTTATTAGTAAATGAAGAAACTATTTCAGCTTCAGATAAGTATTCTGATTTATATGATAATGCAAAAGGTTTTTCAAATGAATCAGCACCAGGTGCAGATAGATTTAAAATTTCAACGACATTACATAAGAAATTAATAACTGATAATAATGATATCGATTTTGTTGAATTGATGCGTGTTGAAAATGGTATTATAAGGGAACGTAAAGAAGTAACTGAATATAATATTTTTAAAGATGAATTAGCAAGAAGAACATACGATGAATCTGGAGATTATTACATCAGACCATTTGCAATTGATGTAAGAGAATCTTTAAATGATAGAATTTCAAATAGAGGAATATATCTCAATACACAGACAACTCAGAATGGAAATATACCATCTGATGATATTTTAACTCTTCAAATTTCTCCTGGAAAGGCATATGTACGGGGTTATGAGATAGATAAAATTTCTACTACATCATTAGATGTTTTAAAACCAAGAACTGCAAAATTGAGAGAGAATGTTAGTGTTCCAATTAGAGTTGGAAAGTACATTGAACTTGATAGTATTCAGGGGTCACCAACAATAGGATTAACTACAGCAATTAAATTGTTGGGTAATAGACTTGAAAGGTTTGGTGATAAATCTGAATTTAGAAGTCAACGAATAGGTGAAACTGGTATGCCATCTGAAAGTGGTCATATAGGATATGCAAGAATTTATGATTATAGTCCAAAGTCTGCTGTTGGAACGGGAATGACTGGTGGAATATATGAAGCAAGATTATTTGACATACAAACATTTACTACAATAGGTGTTGCTCATACAGTTAGAAATATTAAGGCTAAAACTGCAGTTGGTGATCATATTCAAGGGAAATATAGTGGTGCAACTGGAATTGTTGAAATTGTTGCAACTACACCAGTTGCTGATGATGGTTTAGTTTTAAATGACGTTCAAGGTGTATTCCAATTAAATGAACCATTAATTTTAAATGGATTGGATGCAGGAAGTGGTATCACAACTATTACTGATTATGATTTTAGTGATATTAAAGCAGTAAACAGTTATACTGGTGTTGGTGGCGGTTCAACAACATTCTGTGCTAATTTACGTTTAGATCGTAAAAAGAATGTTTTTAACGATGGGATTGAATTTTTAATAACTGCAGGAGGAGAAGTAACATCTTCTGCATATTCTGATTTTGCAGGTTTGGTTAAGGTTGGTGATATCGTTAGTTATACTAGAACAGGTGTAGGAGCAACAGAAATATGGAATAGAGTCAAATCGGTTACTGAATCTTCTTTTGATTTAGAGGGAATTACACCTGTTGTTGGAGTCAATCAAGGTGGTTTGCATTCTGGTGGATCATCACCAACTGATCTTAACATTCAAATTCCTACTTTATATGAAAGTGATGATCCTGGATATAGAATTAAACTACAGGATGAAAATGTAGCATCTATCAATCTTTTAGATACTTCTTATATCATAAGAAAGCAAATTTCTGCAAATGTTTCAAATGTAGCAAGTGTTGATTTTGATTTGAATACTCTTTCTGATAGTGATAATCTTTACTATGAACCATTTACTGTTTCAAATTACCAATTAACAATTGCTAATTATGAAGAACCTTTAACTGAGGCAATGGTAACTATTGATGCAGATTTGAAAAAAGTTACTATCACATCAATGTCTCGTACTGGAACAGCTAAATTAACTGCTACGGTCAAGAGAAGTAAACTTACTTCAAAAGATAAAGATATTGTAAGATGCTCTGATCTTATTATTACTAGATCTTCCGATGTTTCATCTGGTATTACTACTTTTACTAAAAATGATGGATTAACTTATAGTAAAGTTTATGGAACAAGAATTCAAGATAAGGAAATTTCATTAAATGTTCCAGATATTCATAGAGTTTTAGCTATTTTTGAATCTGATGATTCCAATAACCCAACTTTACCATCTATAACTGCTTCTGATCAATCTGCTACATTTTCTAATAATGTAATTGTTGGTGAACAAGTTCTTGGATCTACATCTGGTGCTCTTGGACGAGTAGTTTCTATAGATAGTGGTACAAAAATATCATTTGTATATGAAAATGATAAAAAATTTGAAACTGGAGAAAGAATTACATTACAAACTTCTGGAATATTATCCACAGTTAACATTCTAATTAGAGGTGATAGAAATGTATCTAAGAGTTATACGTTGGATAAGGGACATAGATATGAATTTGTTGATTATGGAAGAATCATAAGAAATGTTCAATCTTCAGAACCAGCTAGAAGATTGAGAATTGTTTTTGATTATTTCTCAACTTCAGAATCTTCTGGTGTTCTTGAAACTGTTAATAGTTATAATAAAGTAAATTATGGTGAAGAAATACCATTTGTGATTGATAGGAGAGCATCTGATTATATTGATATAAGACCAAGAGTTAAGGCTTTGGCAGCAAATCCAGATTCATGTCCATTTGCATTTAGTGCTAGAGATTTCAATCCATCATCATCAGAAACAGTAGTTTCTAATAAGAGTTTAATTGCAGATTATTCCTATTATCAAGGTAGAGTTGATAGACTTTACTTAAGTAAAGATGGGATTTTTGAAATTAAAAAAGGACAAGCATCAGATGAACCAAGGTCGCCATTACCAAATGATGATGGTTTTGAAGTTGCTTCAATTACATTACCACCATATGTGTATAATGCAACTGAGGATGTTTCTGTGAGAACTATTCCTCATAAGAGATTTACTATGAGGGATATTGGTAATCTTGAGCATAGACTTACGAGTCTTGAAGAGTATACTACACTTTCTCTTCTTGAGACTGATACTAAGAACTTAGCAATTAAAGATCCTAATACTGGATTGGATAAGTTTAAATCTGGTTTCTTTGTAGATAATTTTAGGAATCATGCATCTCATAATTTGACTGGTGATTCATACTTTGATATTGATATGCAAAGAGGTGAGTGTAGACCACGTTCTACAGAAAGAAATATTGGACTAATGGTGGAAACTGTTAGTACTGCAGCTGATCCAGTAAATGCTGATTATAGATGGGCTGAAGATTTTGCAGATTCTAATGTTACTAGAAAAGGTGCTGCGTTAACTCTTGATTATACTACTGAAGTATTTGTTGAGCAACCATTTGCAACAGGAACTGAGAATTTAAATCCATTCCACATTGCTCTATTTGCTGGATCACTTACTTTAAATCCAGAAACTGATTTTTGGATTGAAGAAGTTCCATTAGGTACACCAGATGTATTCAGAATAGATTCAACATTTAATGCAATTGCAGATCTTCTTCAGATAGAAGATCGTGAAAATGGTGGAATGGCATCAAGTTTCTGGAATACTCACGAAACAACTTGGGGTGGAACAGACGTAATAGGTACTGACACAAGTTCGACAGTAATAGCTTCAGGTGCAGTTTCAAGACAGAGATTGAGAGGTAACGGAATAAGAGATATTACAAGGCAAGAACAAACTGTTCGGGAGGAAATTACAGAAACACTTGAACGTAGTGGGGTAGAAGTAGAATTTGGTTTAGAATTGAGTGTTGGTGAAGATCTTATAGATCTTGGAACTAAAGTAGTTGGTGTTGATGTTTTATATAATTGTAGAACAAGAAATATTGAGATTGTTGGTAAACGATTAAAACCAAGTACAAGATATTATGTTTTCATGGAAAATATTGATGTTACTGGATATTGTGTTCCAAAACTTCTTCCAGTAACTATGACCAGAGGATCATTCGAAACTGGTGATATACTTGAAAGTGCTAATCCAGCTGGATCTGGTGTTGCAAGTATTTTATTCAGAGTTGCACAAAGTAACCATAAACTTGGTCCATATAATGCAGCAACAGAAAATTATGATATTAGTCCATATGATGGATTATCTATTCCTTCATTATATTCAAGTACAAGTAATATTGTAAATGTGGATACAGCTGGTCTTGCAATGCACACGAAACCAGATCATTTAGGATGGGTTAAATCTGGTATGGCACTTGCTTCTAAATCTGGAAATGGTGAAGCAACTGTTGGAAGTTTGGAATTGATGAGTGATGAGAAGGGAAGTTTAATTGTATCTTTACATATTCCTGATCCTAAAATTGCAAGTAATCCAAAATTCACTACTGGGCAGAATACAATTAGACTTACCACAAGTTCTGTAAATGCATCTAGATTGGATCCAGGAGAGAGTTCTGCTGAAACAACGTATTTTGCTACTGGTCACAAACAAACAACACAAGAACAGGCAATATCTATAAAAACTCCTCAAATTGAAAGAAAAGCAACTGGAGTTGAAACAGCAGTAACTAGAATAGAAACTAGAACTAGAACAGAAACTACAACACGAGACCGTATTATTAGTGATACTGGGTGGTATGATCCACTAGCACAATCATTCTTAGTCTCAAGAAGTGAATACCAGGATGGTATCTTTATAAGTGGTGGAGATTTATTCTTTAAAACAAAGGATGAAAGAAATCCTGTAACAGTTCAAATAAGAACAATGAGAGATGGTAGTCCAACTACAACTATTCTTCCTTTTGGTCAAGTTGAGATAGACCCAAGTTCTGTTAATTTATCTGATGATAGTTCTGTTGCAACTCCATTTGAGTTTGAGACCCCAGTATATTTACAGGGTGGAAATGAATATGCTCTTGTATTAGTTGCTCCTAGTGAAAAATATTTAACATTTATCACTAGAATGGGTGAAGAAGATTTGATTCTTAATGCAGTAAGTAATACTCAACCATATCTTGGATCACTATTTAAATCTCAAAATAGTTCAACATGGACTCCAAGCCAATCTGAAGACTTGAAATTTACATTAAGGAAAGCAAATTTTGTTACCAATACAAATTCCACGGTTACTTTATACAATACCGAATTGCCTCTAGGTTTAATTAGAAGAGATAATCCTGCGACTTCTTATTCTAAGAGATCCTTTATTTCTATCGGAACTACAGCAGGTCCATCAGGGTCATTTACATTTGAACCAGGAGAGGAATTACTACAAAAGGAAAGTGGAACAGAGAATATTAGAGCAACTGGTAGATTACTTGCAAGTGGTGGACCTATTGATTTTGGTTTACAAAGTATTAATTATGTTCCAAATACTGGTGTTTCTTTAGAAGATGTTCCTAATGATCCTTATACTGGAATAGGATTTACTTCACTTACTGGATTTGGTGGTGGTGCTGAGGCCACAATTACAATTGGAAGTAATGCTGTAACAACGATAGAATGTACTAAACATGGATCTGGATATCAAGTTGGTGATTTGTTGGAAATGGAAGGAAAATTGGGTACTACTAAGGGAGCTAAAATACAAGTTGTTGTTGGTGCTGCTAGGTCTACAGACTTAATAGTTGTTGACGATATTACTGATAAATTTGTAGATGGTCAAGATATATTCTATGTTGATCAAGCTGGAGCTAGACAAACTTTAGCTGCAGCAGGTATTGGTGTAAATAATGATCCAATTAGAGATGGATCTACATTATTAATTGATCATCACAATCATGGTATGCATTCCAGTACTAATAAAGTAACCATAAAAGATTTTACTGGTGATGTTCCACCTACTACTTTGACTTCTAATATTGCAGAAGATACATCTACCATAAGTGTAGCAGATGGATCATTATTCACGACATTTGAGGGGGGTACTATTGGAGCAGGATTAACTGGATACATTAAAGTTGATAATGAGATAATTTCATATAATTCTATAAGTGGTAATGATATTACTATTTCCTCTGCTAATAGATCAGTTGATTCTTCTCTAAAATCAATTCATAACTCTGGTGCTGCTGTTGAGAAATATGAATTTAATGGAGTATCTCTAAGAAGAATTAATAGAGAACATAATGTATCAACTAATGAAATAACATTCAATAGTTATTACATTAATTTAGTTGATAAGCATGTATCATTTAATACCACAAAAGCAGGTGGTGGAGATCAATTAAAAGCATCACAAAATATTCCATTTGAAGCAATTGACCCAAGAATAACTACAGTTAGTCCAACTGGAACAACAGTTAATGCTAGGATAAAAACTACATCAGGAACAAGTATGAGTGGTTCCGAAGCATCTTTCGTAGATAGAGGTTATGAAGACGTTGCTTTAAATAAAATGAATTTCTTGGATAATCCAAGGATTATTGCTTCTAAGGTTAACGAGTATGGGTTACTTAATAATCAAAAATCTTTTGCTTTAGAATTGATTCTTTCTACTAGAAATAAGAATGTTTCACCAGTAATTGATCTAGATACAACCAATATTATTGCTATAAGTAATTTGGTTGATGATAAAGTAACTGATTTTACTACTGCTAGTGGACCTAGAATATCAGGATCTGATCCAAATTCAGCCATATATGAAACTAAGAGAATTAATTTAGAATTTGTATCCAATTCGATGTATGTTCAATTCGATGGTCATAGAGAAGGTGATGCTGATTTCCATGTGTTCTATAAATTGTTTAGAAACGATAGTTCGGATACACAACAGATTTATGTACCATTTAATGGTGATGGGTCTCCAGATAAAGTTGTAAAATCGAACACTACTGTAAATGGATTTAGTGAGTATAAGTATACTGTGGAAAATACACCACCCTATACTGGATTTATGATTAAAGTTGTTATGACTTCAAATAATCAAGCAAAACCACCAAGATTCAAGAACTTTAGATCTATTGCATTGAGATCATTTGCTATTAACTGATGAATAATTATTTGAAAGTTAAATCTGACGTATCTCTGGTTAGGGATATGAATAGTCATGCTATTGTAAATAAGAATGAGAATGAATTTGAAAAATTCTTGAATCTTTCAGAGAAAAAATATAAAGAAAAGAATGAAATAGATAATATGAAATCTGATTTAGACTCATTAAAAAGTGATATAGATGAGATAAAATCTCTTCTTAAAAAAATTGTGAGTAATTGAATTATAAATACCTCAAGGTAGACTCTAACTGACTGATAATGGCAGCATATATTAGTAATATAGTAATTGATGCAGGTGCTGATTTTAATCAGACCTACAATCTAGAAGGAACAAATAATGCTCCTCTAGATTTAAGTGATTACACTGCTACTTCTACTATGAAGAAGCATCCACAGTCATTGACAAAAACGGCCGCATTTACTTGTTCTTTTCCTAATAGAACACAAGGTCAATTAAAAATATCATTAGGATCTACAATGACAACTCCCTTAAAACCAGGAAGATATAGTTATGATATATTATTGAATGATGGGTCACTTAAGACTAGAGTTGTTGAGGGCAGTGCTCTCGTTACTGCTGGCGTAACTACATCTTAAAAATATGGCAGACATTAAAGTAAGAGTTGGATCAAACGAAGGAATCAAAGTTGTATCGTCACTTGCTGGACAAGGTGGTACATTGGGAGCTTTGGGTGATATTGATGTTTCAGGTGGTTTAAGTAATGGTATGGTTTTGGTATATAATTCCGCTTCATCAAAATGGGAGTCAACGTTAGAGTTAACTCCAGGAGCAACACAAAACTTGGACATCAACGGAGGTAACTGGTAGTCATGGCAAGTATTATAAGAATTAAAAGATCGACCTCGGCAACTGCACCAAGTGCTGGTACCCTAAATTATGGTGAAATTGCTGCTTCCTTTGGTGGAGGTACTTCTGCAAATAATGGTGAAAGGTTATTTGTCGGTGATTCATCTAATAACCCAATAATTATTGGTGGTAAATATTTTGCCGATTTGATTGGAGATAATGCACCAGGAGAAGTTGAAGCTGGTGCTAACTTGACAACAGTTACTAATGGATTCATTCCTATTATGGATAGGAGTTCCAATGGTAATCCAGGTGGAGGAGGAGTTGTTAATAACCTTCCACGAGTTGACCAATGGAGTGTAGATAAAATAACAATAGATGCTAATGAGATTAAGACCAATGGTACTGGTGGAACGAGTGCTGATGAGGATCTTATATTCAGAACTAATGGTACTGGTGAAGTTATTATTCCAGACGATAAATTCTTAAGCTTTGGTGATGGTAAAGATGCTAAGATTGAATATGATGAAAATGGAACAGATAATGTTCGAGTAACTGGTGCAGATTGGATATTTGATAATGTTGCTATTAAGTTAGTAGGTGGAACTGAAATTGACAATATTGGTATTTCATCTAATATAATTTCTACCAAATCTGGTGGTGGTAATACATTATACATTGACCCATATCCAGATGGATTAAGTAGTGATGGTTTAGTTATTGTTAAAGGTAGTTTACAAGTAGATGGTACTACAACTACAGTCAACTCCACTTCATCAACTCTCAATGATGCTGTAATTCATCTTGGAGATGTTACCAGTAAGTTGACTATCATGACATATGATGTTGCTTCTGGTGTATCAACAATGACTGTTGATAGAACAGTTGGAATTAATACTGGTGATCTTCTTGCTGCTAGTGGACTTCCAAACTCTGGTGTAACTACTGTTACTGGTTATGATACTACCACTAAGGTTATTACATTTACTGGAACAACTACAGCTGGCATTTCTACTGGAAGTCAGATAACTGTAACTCATGCTTATGATACAAACACTGATCGTGGTATATCATATTCATATAATGAGTCTTCAGGATCTGGTAATAATAAGGAAGGTTTCTTTGGTTATATTGATAGTGCTGGTACAGCAGCTAATGGTGGTAACACCAATGTACCAGAAAGAGCATGGACTTACATTCCAGAGGCTGCTATAACTGGTAACGTCGCTACTGGTGTTAGAGGTTTTATAGATATCAAAGGTATCTATTATCAAGGTGCTAGTGGTGGAGATTGGTCTGCTAGTGGTGCTACTTATTTTGATGCTACTGGTAAATTGACTTCTACTGGAACTCCTGCTTCTGGTATAAGTACTTCAAATTATCTTCTTACTACAAATGCTTCAGGTATTCCTGTTTGGACAACAACTATAGATGGAGGTATGTATTGACATGAAAAGTGAACTTGATGTGAATATTTTAATTAAGCATTATCATAAAAAACTTTCAGAATTAACTAATCAAAACATTTTATTAGAAGCTAAAATAGATTCTTTAACACAAGAGTATTTTGAATTGCAAAAAGTAGTTCAAGATATAGAAAACGAAGAAAAAACCCAAACGGAATTTGAGGAATGAGTCAACCAAGCACTAGACAAGAATTAATAGATTATAGTCTACGAAGACTTGGGTACCCTGTACTCGAAATTAATGTAGATGATGATCAAGTTGATGATATTGTAGATGATGCCATTCAATATTACAATGAAAGGCATTTTGATGGTATAGAGCGAGTTTTTTTAAAGCATAAAATAACAGGTGATGAAAAAACAATAATAGAAGGTAATGGGGCAAGTGGGATTTCGACTACAACTGCAACATCTACTGCTGGTATAAGTTCAGTTGGATGGGATGAGAATAATAATTTCCTACAATTGCCAGATCATGTTATTGGTGTAAATAAAGTATTTAAAATGGATAATAGCACTATATCTAGTGGAATGTTTAATCTTAAGTATCAAATATTTTTAAATGATCTTTATTATTATGGAGCTCTTGATTTATTAAATTATACAATGACAAAAACCTACTTAGAAGATTTAAGTAGACTTATTACACCAGATGTCCAAATAAGGTTTAATAAGAAACAGCATAGACTTTATATGGATATTGATTGGAAGCAATTTAGTGAGGATCAATTTATTGTTCTTGATTGTTATAGAGCAGTAAATCCTGCAGATTTCGTTTCTGTTTATAATGATTTTTGGTTGAAGAAATATGTAACTTCATTAATTAAGAAACAGTGGGGGCAAAATCTTATTAAGTTTCAAGGAGTTTTATTACCAGGTGGTGTTCAACTTAATGGAAGACAACTTTATGATGATGCAGTGTTAGAACTAGAGGCACTTGATGAAGAACTCAAAACAGAGTACGAGATGCCACCTTTGGATATGATAGGATAATGTTATGCCACTTTCTCCGTATTTCCTTCAAGGGTCAACAAGCGAACAGAGATTAATACAAGATCTCATAAATGAACAATTAAAATTTTATGGGCAAGATGTAGTATATTTGCCAAGAAAAATTGTAAACAAAAAAACTATAATGAAAGAAGTGGTAGCATCTACTTTTGATGATGCTTATCGCATGGAAGCATATTTGCTGAATTATGAAGGATTTGAAGGATCTGGAGATATACTATCCAAATTTGGTGTTCAGACAACAGATGCTGTAACTTTTGTTATATCAAAAGAAAGGTATGAAGATTTTGTTAGTCCATTCTTATCTCCACAAACTGATGTTCAATTATCTACAAGACCAGAAGAAGGTGATTTAATATACTTACCACTTGACAATACTATGTTCGAGATTAAGTATGTTGAAGCAAAGAAACCATTTTACCAATTAAATCAATTATATGTTTATACATTAAGTTGTGAGGTTATGGATTATGCTCTTGATGAAAATATTGACACTGGGCTTGAGTCTGTAGATAGAGCAGCAGTGGAGTTTGCTTATACAACAAGACTTACTATGGTTGGTGTTGCTGCATCAACTTCTACTGCTTCAGTCAATATTGCTAATGATTTAACTCCTCTCAACAGTGGAAGTTCTGTTTATAAGATCGATCTAATTAATGATGGAACTGGATATACTGTTCCACCATTGATCGGTATTGCTACTGGTAGAGTTAATCAAAGTATTGATGCAACTGCGGTTGCTATCATGACAAGTCGTACTGGTCAGGTAGGGTCTTCTATAGATAGAATAGAAATAACAAATCCAGGTTTTGGATATACAATTGCACCAACCATCACTATCAGAAGTCAAAATGCTTTTGGAAGTGGAGGAACTGCTACAGCTGTACTTGCTGAAGGATCTCTAGGTGCTCCAGTTATAACTAATAATGGTTCTGGATATTCCACTCCACCATTAATTAGTGTTCTTGGTATTGGTAGTGATCAATATATTTCAGCTGCATCAACTGCAACTGCTGTTGCTTACATCAATACACTTGGTCAGTTAAATTCTGTTAGATACACCAATGCTGGTATTGGATATACTCTTGCACCAACATTAAGTATACAATCTCCTATTAGAGCAGGTTTATCTACTGGAGATTATCTCTTCAAGGAACAAGTAACTGGTAAATCTACTGGAACAACTGCAGAGGTTGCTAATTGGGATCGTGACCAAAGAGTCCTTAAAGTAACTAATCTTGTTGGAAGTGGATTTGCAATTGGGGAGAGTGTTGTTGGAATAGGAACAACTATGAATGGTTCAGACTCTGAATACATTGTATACAGTAAATCCAATGATGATGAGTATGATACTTATGGGGAAAATATCACAGTAGAGTCTGAAGCAGATGTAATTGTGGACTTTAGTGAAGATAACCCATTTGGTGATTTCTAAATAAAATATAACGAGGACTTGATATGTTAGGAACCTATTATTATCACGAGATTGTTAGAAGGACTATTATTGCCTTTGGTACTCTATTCAACAATATTGAAATCAAACATAAAACTCAATCTGGGGATGCTTTTTCTTCAGTAAAAGTTCCTATTGCTTATGGACCTACTGAGAAGTTCTTAGCAAGATTAGAACAAAAACCAGATCCAAGACAAAGAGTTGCTATAACGTTACCCAGATTGGCATTTGAGATGGATAGCATTTCTTATGATAATCAGAGAAAGGTTTCAACAATGCAAACCTTCAAAGCATTTGCTACTGATGGATCAAAGGCGAGAAAGGTATTCATGCCAGTTCCATATAATTTAGGATTTAAGTTATATGCAATGACACAGTATAATGAAGATTCTCTACAAATTATTGAACAGATACTTCCATTCTTTCAACCATCATTCAATTTAACAGTAGATTTGGTTAAGTCAATTGGGGAGAAAAGAGATATTCCTATGGTATTGGAAAATGTTTCATTTCAGGATAATTATGATAGTGGGATGGATGAAAAAAGAGTTATCATATACACATTAGAATTTACTGCTAAGACTTATCTCTTTGGCCCTGTTGCAGATACGTCAGAAGGTCTAATTAAGAAAGTCACAGTTGATTATGCAACTGATACTGCAAATAGGAAAACAGTATCCAGAGAACTTAGGTATGTTGCAGAACCAAGAGCAGTTAAGGATTACAATAATGATGCAGTTTCACAACTTGCAGAGGATATCACTCCAGGTACACGTAAATTCTTAGTTACTGATGTAAATTCATTAGTAATTGATTCATATATTGCAATTGGGGATGAATTGATGTATATTAAAGAAATTAATGAAAATAAAATAACTGTGAAACGAGGTGAAGATAGAACTACTGCTGATAGTCATATAAATGGAACTAACATAGATGCAGTAAATGCTGCTGATGATGCATTGATTGAAGTAGGTGATGATTTTGGATTTAGTGAATATCGTTATGAATTTGGTGATGGTAGAACTTATAGCCCATCCAAGGATACTGACTTATGAGTAAATTCGAAGAAATAGACGATGCTTTAGATATTGAAGTATCCAATACTCCAGAAAATGGTTGTGTCAAAAGAAAAGACCAACTACCAGATGTTAGTGAGCAAATTCAAA